ACTTGGGAAAATAATTAAGACGACTATCAGGATTCATATTAACTATTTTAACATCTGGAAACTTATCTCTGCAATCCTTAAAAACGGGATAAAAAGCTCCTAATAATTTTTTGTAAACTGATTCCTTTTGTTTCCAGGGATGGTCAGTATGATAATTCATTCTTCCATTATCTGCATAAAAATCAAAACCCAAAAGATATATTTTTTTGGCGCCTAGTATAATAGCAAGATTGATTGCTACCGCTCCGGTATTATCATTCCAACCAAGGGCATCTAAATAAAGTCCTCGATGACGTCGTGGCATGGTATTCAACCATTTGTAATTTCTACCATCTAGTAATTGTCTTACATTCGTGAATACCATGCCACGAAATTCAGCTAATTTTTCTTTATGAAGTTCAAACCATCTTAAATCCCCAAAAACACAGACATCACAAATATGATTTCCTAATTGGTAGGCATTATTACATCCAATCACTTTTTCAGATTGAAGTAAATTCCAATCAAATCCTATAAGGGAAGGTCCTCCCCCAATGATAAACACTTCCTCTCCTTCCCACAATCTTTTAGGAAACCAACGGGGCATTTTAGGCCTCCCTTAAAGAGGAAAGATAGGCATTCACTTTGGTGGCTTTAGTTTCTTGTTGTAAAAAATCTAATTGTTTTTTATTACCTAAAGAAACTTCGTAAATGTTATAAGTTTTACCTTCCTTGAATACCTTCAATCGCAATTTTTTTGCTAAAGGAAATTTCTTGGAAACATCTTTTCCTGAAGGGATTTTAAATGGTTTTGAAAAAGCGGAAGGAGCAGGAATCTCGCCTATACCTGCTCCCTCCATTGCAGCATCCTGATTTTCCGCTACTTCCGGGCTTGGAGACAAATCAGGATTTTCAACTCTTTCAAATCGTTTGGGAAACCGTTTGCTTAAATCAATAGGTTCAGAAACGATTTCTCCAGGTCGATAAAATCGACCACTCTGCCAATGTTTTCCAGCTTTTACTTTCAGATAATACATCCTTTATTCCTTTCCTAAACTAAAAGCATTTAAAAAACTATTCACTTTTGAAATAACTTATTACACCGTACCAAGTACAATACCGCATCGAGTATTGTAATCAGAACGGGGTTGAGGAATCTGAATAGTCATCACCTTGAAGTGAACCAGCATACCACCATTGGTTTCCCATTGGAGGGTTGTAATCGGCATGGCATTAATCATACGAATAACATCACTGGTGAACTGAACCAGAATAATAGAATAACTGGCCAAGTAATCCAAGGTCCGAACATCCGAAATTCGGTCAACCTCTTTAATACGATTTCTCAGAGATTTGTCCGAAGCGGCCTTGAAATCCTCGTCCAGATATTCATCCCAACCAGTCCCATAATACAACATATAAGGACCATAGTAATAATCGGCAGCGGCCGCTTCTCTCATTTCCAAAATCTCTTTCAGATGAGTTTCCGCGGTCCAACCACTAGTATCAGGAGAAGTAATAGTCACCGAATTCACATTCGAGTAATCAGATAAGCCATAAATGGTTCCTCCACCAAACTTATATAAATCATAATTGGTGGAAACCCCAATAGCCATCTTTTCTACCTCTTCCGCAACCTTTCGACCGGCCAACTCTGCCATGGATAGGTCAAGAGGAGTATTTCCATTTCTACTGGCAGCAATTTGCCGAGCAGAGAATGAAAAATCCTTATGAATAATAGGCAAGGGTAAGTTAGCCAAGTCAAAAACAGGGCGGTCGTTCTGACTTTCCCTCAAGCCATCCATGCTCACGTCAGCATCACCAATATCACTCATGGTTTCGGTCTGGAATACCGTAGTCCCCATACCATTCCCAATGGTATGAGTCAGTCCAGCAGCATTCAAATCCGCCACCAACCGCAGTCTCGGTTTAGCTGCTTTCAGTACTGCGGTATCAATTTCAATCCATTCATCCTTCCGCAAAAGGGCAGCAGTATTGTTAGTAGGGATTGCTGTAGGAATCCCATTCACATTCATAGTAATATAAGTGCGACCGTCCTTGCCGATGTAAGGACGAAGCACCCTAACATCAAAATTACTATTCAACAACCGAGCTGCCACGTCTCCATGTGCGGCACCATTAAGAAAAAAGTTTTGATTTACTTTAGGCATCTTATTTTCCTTTCATATTATTTTGATATTACTATTTCTTTTTATTTACCACTTCTTACTCTACTTAAAAAATTAACGAACTCGAGCACGAATAAGAGCGGTAGCCGAGGTGGTGGTTTTTGCCTCCATTGCCGTGAACAGAATATTATACTCTGTCCCACTAGGAGCATTATCCGCCGATTCAACACAACCATCAGCATCAGCAATCAAACCTTCACCAACAGTGATGGTCTGACCGGTAGCCAAACGAACATTCACTTCTGCTCCCTTTACCGGAAGCATATAAGAAACAATTTCACCGTTGGCGTAAACCGTATCAACGGTATGTCCCTGTAAAGCATCTTCTTCAGCAATAGCAATTTCAGCCGGAGCGCCTTCCGTGTTCTGTTTCAACACTTTCCCTGAAGAGTTAAGTTCCAATAACATGCCGGGATAAATTCCTGCTTCACCAGCATAAGCTTCCTCATGCCGGTAATCACCTTTACTATGAATTCTATTTGTGGACATCTTTAATTTCCTTTCTTATTTATTGCCTTGTTAATTCTTTTTCTCTTTTTCATTCCTCTATCAATATCTTCTGTCAAATAGTTTCCTACTTTACTTTTTGGAAGGTTCATCCCAATTCATAACCGGAACGTCCAATATTTCTACCTCACTATTTTGGACAGATACCTCTTCCAAACCACTATAAAGAGCCATCGGCTGTTCGGTACCCATTTCCTTACCCTTCGCCAAACGAGCAAGAGCTGCTAATTCAGCATTATCTTTCAGGTTCAAATGAGCCTCAGTAAAGGTATTGTTCTCATTAGCGGTGATAATGTTTATCAGTCTTTTCTTTTCGGCCTGGTAAGCATTCAAACCATGATTCAACACGGCTTGAATTTCAGCAGGGGCGGAAGAAATATATTCCTGAACAGTTTTCGGTTTGTTTGTATTCTGAGCTATTTCTTCCTTTTTGGTTTCCTCAGTTTTGGTATTGGCAGCAGGAGCAGGACTTCCTGTTTGCTGCTCTTCCTTCTTTTCTTCCTTCTTTTCCTCATTCTTTACCGGAACAGGAACCTCCATTTTCTCAAGGATTTTTTCATCCTGATTCATCAGGTATTCACGGTCTTTCTCGTCCCACTTGGTTGCCGTATTGGCAATCAAAGCATCAACTCGTTCTTTCTTTGTCATGTCGTTTTCCTTTCTCTGATTAACAACAGATTTTGGCTCATAGGAAACCACCCGGATAACTTTTTCCGGGATACCTCCCAGAGAAATTTGCTTCCCTGAGCTTTTATATTCTTGTTTATATAAAGTCCCATTCAATTCATAAATAAAGTAAGTATCATAAATATCTACAACGAAGGAATAATCACTATCATCGGGGTGCTGGGCCTTAACCAATCCATATAATTGATTTCTAATTTCATCAAACCCCAATTCATTTTGACTTAAATGATTATTCGTTTTTTCTTTTTGATTTGTTCTTAAAAACCCAGCCCCATCGGCCACGCTGCATGCTCCAATCTGGTCTGGCAATACAGCTAAATGGTCAGGACGGATGTTCACCGCTACTTTATCATACTCTTCCCCATTCCATTCACCCTCCTCTTCTATTGAATCAAAAAACAAACCAGTTGATAGTTCCATCACCGTCCCCTCTTCCATTGCTTCAATAACTCGACTATCAACTAATTCCGCCCGATGTTTTTCAATCCATGCTTCCGCCTTTAATTTATTCCCTTCAAATCTGGCGTTCATAATCACGCCAATTTTACGAACGCTCAAAACTTCCGGGTCACAAGCAGAAATGGGTTGACCATTTTTGGTTGGATGGTAAACCACTACCGGTTTGGTATTCCATACCATAGGAGTTTTTGACAGTTCTTTTTCAGGATAAAAGATAGGTCCACCACTCCCCGCATGAACCCCTTCAGTCAGCATAATCATAGGAACGACCAAGTAGTCTCGGTTCTCCATCTGGTCGTTTCTAACAATTCCAGCAAAATTTGCAGTTAAATGCTGTAATTGATTTGGCATGATTACTCCTTTCGCCAAATAATAAAAAAAGGAGCCTCAATTTGTATTGAAAGCTCCTTTAGTAAGATACTTATCTTACATGAGATTTTATATCGTCAATTCTTTTTAGTTCAATATAAAAATCTTTAAAAAACTATTATTTTTCGATGATTTAATATAACTTCTTATTATATCATAAGTTATGAAAGAATGAAAGAAGTGAATGAAACCTAGCTAAAAAGCTTCTAGGATGCTCTATGCTGGAAGTTCCCTTAAAATTCGATGAATGAATCGAATTTTGAAAAATAAGCGGCGGAAACCGCATTAGTATTCGATTTTCAAAGGTCTACTAGATTATTTTGGCGGGATTTCTGACTTAATGGTATATACCTGCTGAATAGCTCCCTTTTCCATCTTAATTGCCACTTCCCCATAAAACCCCTCAATCATGGTATTAACTATTTTTTCTGCTAGCCAAACAAATTGTTTCTTTTGCTCAGGTTTAAGTTCTGAAATTTTACCAGATAGTGACAAAGCTAATACATGGGGACCATGTTCAGGCATCGTTCATCCTTTCCAAACTTTCATAAACTGCATCCCTACAATTTGGACAAGTATGAACACCTTCCATTCCCTGAACTTTCCATGCTCTCAAACCTTCAGGTGGTTCAACTCCCTTTTCTACTTTTACACTTACCTTCCCACAAACATCACAAACATACCACCAGTGTTCAGTATCTTTATGAAAACTCATTTTAGTCTTTCATATTCCTATTGTTTATTTGTAACTAATTGACCATCTCCTGATTTAGGAGCCTTGTTTAAATTCTGCAATCCCCTTTTTATAAATTGGAAGTCTTCATTCAATCGGTTGCTTTGAAAATATGCTCTACCAATTGTTTTAATAATAAATTCTTGAAGTGACTCCGGTAATAAATAATATGGTTCTGGCATTAGTTTATTCTCCTTCTGCTTTAATCCACCATACCCAAGTATTTTTCAAACCATCGTACGTTCGATTTTCTTCCATCCATTTTTTATAGGCAACCGTACAATTGTAACAGTTAGATTCTACATAGTCATGGCAAACCATTACTCCGCCGGGGGATAATTTGGGCCAAGCCCAATTCATGGCATCTACAGTAGGGCGATATTGGTCAACATCAATATGTACAAAAGAAAGTTCTGAGATATTATCATTTACTAATATTTCAGGAATAAACCCCTCATGTATTATCGCCAATGGTTTGTTCCTGGTCATCACCCTAAGATTACCGGCACCACCCACATTAAACTTTCCTTTTGGATAATTTCTATCATATTCAGTGGGTTCGTCCATACCAACGAAAGAATCAAACGCATGACATTTCTTTTTCCATCGCTCAGCTAATTCCAAAAATTTAAGATACTTATGTCCTCGAAAAACTCCAATTTCAGCAATATCACCATTTACCGCTTCTGTTTTTTTCAGTAAAGATATTAACAAAGATGGGTCGGTAGTATATCCATCATACATACATATCCTCTTCTCGCTTATAAAAAAGATAGGGATGTTTGAGTGGTAACATCCCTATCCCACAATCTGGTAAATTATGAGGAAGGCTTGGGGTTCTTCATCATTAGAATTTTACCAGCTCGTTTACCTGTAGTTTGTTTAACATTCTTCTTTATTCTTTTAATAATATTACTTTGACCTGCTCGTCTGAGTTTTCTTAAAGTACTCATTCATAATCTTCCAACAAATCTGCTTTCGATTCTAATTGTTGAAGGGTATGTTTTAAAATATTTATCACTTCCGTTCGTAAAATATTTGAGGCATAGTTGGTAGAATAAGGGTCATTAAAAACTAAAAGTAGAAACTTTGGTTTTTCACATCCTACATCTTCTGCCGTTTCTTCTATGGCACTACCAAAAGATTCCATTAGTGAAGTCACTTCTGGTTCAGTCATGTCTTGAATAAGTTTACTCATTTTCTTCACTAGCTTTTATAGCTCTTCCCTGCTCTGCCGCTTTAGCTTTGGCTTTGGATTCAGCATCCTTATCATTACAAGTAAACCTATATTTTTTACCACTAGTTCCCCACTGAGCAAAACAACCATATTCATCTTTCCCTGTTCTTACTGGCATATTAAACTCCTTTTATAATAAAAGGAGGTTGCGGCATGGGAGTCCTAAAAAAGACCATACCGCAACCAAACCTACAACATCTTATATATTATCGTTATCAACCTCAAGCAGCAAGAGGTTTTACGATTTCACTTTGTGCTTCATCTACCAATTTTTCAGTAGAAGTATCTTGAACCGTGGTTAGTAGCAATTTCAATTTTGCCACCTGTTCAGTAGACAAAGCCAATCCTGTAGCAACATCTGCTTCCTTCTCAGTACTTAATACTTTATCAATACTAGCTACCACCTGACTAAATCCTAACCATATCTTCTTTTTACCTGCTTTCTGCCAGTAGGCCAATCCATACCCAGCTAATGCTAAAAGTGACATTCCGATGGTTCTAAAAGGTTCGGGTAAAAACCCTACATTCTTTTCACCGATAGAAATTGCTTTTTCTGCTACTACATAAGTTTTCTTGTGTTTAACCGGGTCTACGATTTTTGCAGTGCCTTTAGCATAATACTCCTTTTCTGCATCCGACAAAGCATTAAATTCTTCCTGAGTTAAAAGCTGTTCTCCATCAGGGTCGGCTGCCGGGTCATATCCAATTGGAGCATATACCGGAATGGTTTGACATCCCGATAAACCGCTCAAGATAATTACCGCAGCAAAAAAGGTTAAAATTAACGATACTGCCCAAAAAACTTTTTGACTCTTCATACCAATACTCCTTTCACAAATTCTACTTTCAAAAAACTTACTCCATGTCATTCATTCTTCATTCTTTAATAGTCTCCTTTAATTTAACTTAAAACAAAACTTCCTCTATATAAATATCCACTCATTTATAGTCGCCAATAATCATTTTCTAACAAAAGTTTTGACCAACTTTCCCATTCTACATTAGTAATAGATTGCATTCCTGAATAAGAAGACCAAATCAATTCCGATACTTCACTGAGATTTGGTAAGGGTTCAAATTCCGGGTCAATAATATTTACTTGAATAATTATTCCCAAATGGACAGAATCAACAAAAGTGGAATTACTACAAATAATTCCTTTAACCGCGAATACATACTGTTCAGGTTTAAGTTCTATTTCTTCAACTAATTCCCGACGAAAACCTTCTATCCAATTCTTATCTGATTTATGAATATGCCCGCCAAAACCAAAACTGTATTTACTTACTAGTCTTTTTTCCGCACCATCTTTATATCTGCGGTAAACTAAAATCTTCCCGTCCTTCTCCACCACAGCATAAGGAATAATTTGCCGGTAATTAGAGTCTTCTTCCACCCTCTCTCTCCTCATCCAGAGATACTTCGATTCATCATTTATCAATCGAATCCAATTAAGTCCATGAACTGGAGAATTAAATAATTTTTCAACTACATTAGCGGGTAGTACCAATATGTGTTCTTGTACGCTCATTCCTTTTCCTTAAAAAGAGGAAAGGGATGAAATGATAGTCGGGCATTAACATCCCTTTCCTAGAGCAAGAGTATCCTTTGCTTAAAACTACTCCTCAGTATTAAACAACTGAGCCATTTCTTCCAAAACTTTGTTAATAGCCGGCTTCAACTTCTCTTCCAAAATTTTGACGTGCTTCGGCTGCATCCATCCTTGACGAACTTCAAACCCTACGGTTTCAGTTCCTACCGGAGCACTTCCTTGCTCTACCACCGTTGTGAAAGAAATCTTTGTTCCTAACCTGGTTTCCGGTTGTGCCATTACGATTCTCCTTAATTAAAAAGTTTAGAAAAACTAAAACAAGATTGTATTATAAAAGAAATCCTTTTATCAATCAAGGATTATTTTAAGGTAAAAACTCCATCTGAATAGTCCTGAATTCTATTACTTTGTTTAGCCAATTTCAATCGCTTAATAGCAGTACAACAATAATCCCAATTGGATTCAACTCCACAAAACTTTCTTCCCAGTTTTTTTGCCACAACTGCAGACGTTCCACTTCCCAAAAATGGGTCAAATACAAAATCACCTTTATTTGTTGAAGCCAATACCAATTTGGCTATTAACTTTTCCGATTTTTGAGTTGGATGATTAGTATTTTCACTCATAGACCAAAACGGAACTGTAATATCATTCCAAAAGTTAGATGGATAGGTTAGTCGATATTTTTCATCCTCATCACTTTCCCACCAGTCTTTCGGTTTTTTATTTTTATCTACATAAGGTGCTTTTACCTTCCTTTTTAATTTGATTATATTAAAACAATATGATTTAGATAAAGTACAAAACCAAATATCCTCCATATTGTTTTTCCAGTTGGAATTAGAACCACGCCCTTTATCCCTTCCCCAAGTTATTCGATTCCTAACAAAAAAGTATTTATTCAAAACCGGATAAATAATAGCAGAAGTTTCCCAGTCAAAACAAGTATAGATTGAAGCATTGGATGAAAGTTTAGAAAATAGTGAATGTATTAAATCATCAAACCACTCAACATATTCTTCATCAGACTTCTTGTAAAAAACACTATTACCATATGTCTTAGTTATATTATAAGGAACATCCAAAATCAGTAAATCAATAAATCTATCCGGCAAAAACCCTACTGCTCCAAAAAAATCCTGATGGATAATCTTATTAGTTAATTTTTTTATTTTGGTTGGTTTATCTAAATAAATCAATTCATTGGAAAACTCAAGCTTCTCCTCATGGGAACATCGTATAGTTTTATTTCTTGGAGATTCCATTTGGCTTCACCTCAAAATTGAAAAACTTTGCAAGACGATTCCCCTCAATAGTAGGTGATAAAAGTTTCTCAGTAGCATTCCTCAAAGCGGATAAAACTTGTTTCATAGACCAACTTACTTTGTATTGCTGACCACCTAGACCTACAATACATCGAGTACTATCCACTTCGATAATATAATCTATCCCACAACCTGGATGTCGAATGTTTATCCAGATATTCGCTCCCGGAGTAATGGTAAATGGTCCAGTTTCAATAACTCTGATAATCATTTTTTATTTTCCTCAAAAAGTTTTTTATACTCTTGAATACCATATCCATCAATAGTCTGTTCATTTAATAATTTTAAAAAATGTTTTGCTTTTCTAGTAGCCCACATTCTTCTATTTGAGCTACTTTCTATAACATTCCTTAAATGATATACAGCCATCATCAGTAAATACGGCTCAAAACTCTTTTCCTTCTTCATTATTTTTCAAACTCTTTTTCTAACCATTTACACAATCTTACCATTAAAAGTCCAACGATATATCCTAAAACAAAAGATAAAAAATCCATAATTAACTCTTTTCAATACAAATAACATAAACAATCTAACAACATCAAATACCAATATTTTGTTAATTTACTCATTCATATTCCCTGAAAAAGCTTACTTTTTCAATTCAAGATTTATTCGCTCAACCACACAAGCAAGAGATTCTTTAACTATAAATCTTTCACCATTCACCATACGTACTTTAACGTAAGTTCCTTTTCTTTCCCTATGGATTTCTCCAATATCAATTACCTTTACTGAAACCACTTGAGTAGGATTTATATGTATTGATTGCTCTACCCCATAATAATTGGTAAAACAAACTAACATTCTATTTCTCCTTTAGTAGTCTCTCTCATTTTGATTCCTTTACCTCCTCATTTCTTCTGAAAACATCCTGTTTGTTATATTATCGTACTTACTTTTATTCCAACCCAAATATATTGCATTAGGGTCTGAATCCTGAGTAACCGAAACAGTACATCGACAACCATCAGGATTTTCACAATGATGCTCCCTCATAATATCCTCAGCTTGTCTTTTAAGCATCCTCATTCCGTTAAGATTTTTACAGAACATACAAGTCTTATCATCCACTACAGTATTCCAAATGACCTCTTGACTCCAAAACTCTTTTAATGAATCTGCTCTTTTGGAGCTGGGTTTATTGGATGGTAATGTAATTTCCTTTATCTTAACATCCAAGCGATTGGTCATTGTATTTAAAAGATTGATATTATGGATTACATATATAATAAAACAACCCATTAAAAAAGCTGAAACAAGAAACAAAAATATGGTAGCAACAATTATCATCCTGCTTTCCTTTTCTTCTTCTCTGATTCTGTCGGTATCCAAGCACATCTACAATTAGGATGAACGGGAATGATTCCGCGTGCTTCCTCTACTGTATATAATCGTCCTTCCAACTCAGAACATAAAGGACAAACTAAATCATCACCGGCAGTAGTAAACTCTACCTCTACCTCTAACTCTTTTACTCCCAATGATTCATAGGCATCCAAACTACCTTCCGCATGAGCGCGAATTATCTCAGTTCTGGCAATTACCTCCGCTCTGGTTCTGGTTAAAGTACTTATACTTCTATCCATTTCACGAGCAATCTTGAAAACACCTTTACCTTGAGATAATCCTTCAGCTAAAATCCTCCCCATTTGTTGACTCATGGTATCGGTAACCCCTTTTAATTCGTCAAAGGCTCGAGTATAAAGTAATTCAATCTTCTTAACGGTATTTCTGGTAGTAAAAGAAGTTCTGATAAATTGAGCACGACTCCCTTCATAAAATGCGGGACTTTCTGCCAATGATTCAGGATTAAGTTTGTTGTAAGCATTTATCATGCCTTTGGTATAAGCAGATTCTATATACTTGGCATTCCAAGGTTTTCCCTTTACATCGGCAGTTAATATTCCCGCATTAACCTGGCGGGTAAGCCATTGTTTGAATGCTTTCAATTTGTCGGGATTGCTAGCAAATTCAAATTCTCTTTTTTGAATAGTAAATTTGGGTAATGGTTTTAATCCCAACTCATCATCTTCAATCAAAAACTTTCTTAATTGTTTTTTTAACCATTTTATTTGCCTACGAGTTTCTGCCACATATTGTCGTCGTAAAGTAGTGGTTCTTGTAGGGTCTAGTTTTAAGGAATTCGCCATGGTATCTCCTTTCGCGGAGGAGGTGGAGGAGGCGGTGGTGCTGGTGGCCTCACAATACCCAACTCCTCTGGTAGTGGATTTCTACGACTTATTATCATTCTTTACCTTCCTTCTTTTCTTCCTCTTTCTTTTCCTTATCTTCTTTTTCTTCCTCTTCTTTACTTGCTATTTCATCCTCATGGTCATCCACATACTCCGCCGCCGTTTGAATCAAAGTTTTAACTTCATCCGGCCCCAATCCCATAAACATTGAAAATAATTGTTCCGGAGAAATAATAGTATTCACATTCCCTGCAAGATACTTCGAGAAAGCTTCCATCTGAGCTTTTAGTACTTCTGCTTTATCCTTATCACTAGGAGTGGATAAATCCTCCCAATCAACAAATACTTCTTCTATTTGAGGTAAGGTTCCAAACGCCATTAACCGTTCAATAAAAGGATAAATGATAAAAGGAGTAACATATTCATTTTGTCGCCTGGTGATTCGTTTATCCCAAGCATCACTATCTTTTTCACTGGCAAGCTTGGCTTCCTCGCTTCCGAATAATATTCGATAAGGAATTCCTTTACTTATTGCTATGGTTTTTAATTGAATCATCACATGAGAAGTGGGGTCGGCAACTTGAGGAGCTAAAGATTTAGCCGATAGGTTTTCAACTGCAAGATACCGTTGCAAACCATCCATATAATTTTTAATTTCTTTTCTTAAACTTTCTTTATCTATCACTGCTCCCAAAGCATTAGGAGTTACTTCCAAACTCAATCCGGGAAATGCCCCTTGCCAAAACATCTCAGCACTACTTCCTAAAACTTTCTTAATGTCCAACAATTGATTAAAAACATCTCTCATTCTCGGAACCCCATACACTTCACTATCTTCCCGATTATCAGCTACATGAATAACTCTGGTCCAATGAACATTTATGGTTTTCTCAGTATCCCCTAAAGAACCTTTGCTTATATTTTGCATCCTTATAGAATACATAATAGGTTGACCATACCTAGGACTACTATTATCCGTTTCCACTTCTTGAATAGTAAGGGAAGATTCTGAAAAAGGTCGCAAATATAATAATTCATATTTGTTACTTCCAGTTCCTTCTCCTGTTTTCAGATTTATTCCATTTACTGGTTTGTCCAATTCCAAACCATCATTTATTCCCAGGAGGAGAACCCCATACCTACCAATACCACTTAAAATATCTATTCTCTGAAGAAAGTGCAAACATCTTCTTTTTTTAACCAGCATATTCCATCGCTTTTCAAATTCGGTTTCGTCCGACTTTTCTGTTTCATATATTATTGGAGATACAGACCAAGATTCCTCGGGGAAAATTGTAACTATTCGCTTAGCAGGACCCAACCGCTCATAAAATACTTTATAATTATCAATTGTAAGACTGGTAGGGTAACCACATTCTGCATCTATGTTTCTACCATTAGAAGACAGTAAATCCAAAATTCGCTTTCGATATATTGAGGAAGTATTAGCAAGCATTTGTAATGCTAAATTACTTACTACTTCCTGCTTTTTAGAACTGCTGTTTCTCACTGTTTTAGAAGTTTTGGTTTTAGCCATAATTAAGAATCCTTTCTAATTAGATTGCTCCCGCTCTTATATTCTTACCAAACAACTCATTAAAAGCCCCACTAGAAGCATCAATCTGGTCCTTGTATTTTGATTTGGGGAAATATTGTAATTCATTGATATATTCAGAATTCCAAATAGCAGGAATCAAATAAACATTACCTCCATTGACTTGTGAAGAATAGGGCACCGCTCTTGCTACCTTATCCCCAGTCGGTCGGTCTGCTCTCACCCTGAATCCCGCTAGCCGACGAATGGTATACTCTGCCGATTCTTTTCCTCCGCTTCCTGGTTCTTGCTCAATTACTATAGGTACTTGAGGAGAATCCTTGGCAGCTGTCATCTTTATTATTTCTTCACGTTTGAAGGTGTTCCACTGCCCTCTTACTATATCTAGTATCCAACATCTTTCATTATAATCTTCCCCCATTAAAAGACCTACCGTATAAGCTCCTTGACCTTCACTTCCCGCCTTGTCCCAATAGCGTACCAGCCTCTTTAGCATTTTTGGTCGAGGCTCAATATGCAACTTGCTGGCATCAAACATCAACCCACCCCTGGGAATGGGGTCCTGCCGATATTGACCTGAGTAAGCATATTCACCTAAGTTCAAACGATTTCTTTCCAACACCTCTTTTGATAATCGTATGGGGTCCATCAAACCACGAACATAAAATCTCCGAAGTTCCTTGGGAGAAATATTGTCTTCTAATTCTGCCGGCAAACAAATATGCTTTACAGAATCATCCTTTAATCCTCTCTCTACCATAATATGAGAAGGGTCATCCTGGTGAAGTCTCTGCATAATTAAAATGGTAGGAACGATTTTAGCATCTACTTTTCTTGTGGGAAGAGTTTCCGCCATCCAACGATTAGCCGTAAGTAAATCTGCCTCGGAAGCCGCCTCATTAGGATTCAAAGGGTCATCTACGATTAAAAAATGACCGTGCATACCCGTTACGGAACCTCCCACACCAGTACTATATCTACTTCCCCCTCGAGTATTCATAAAATAAGATTTAGCACTTTGGTCTTCTCTCAACTTGATTAAGCTTTCCCAATTCCCCTTTTTAATATTCCAATTCTGTGAAAAACAATACTGATATTTATCGCTCAGAATGATATCACGATTTTTTCTGCTTAAATCCATAGCGATAGGATGTGAGTAAGAAGCTCCAATGATTCTAGCTTCCGGCATCCTGGTCCAAACCCAAGCGGGAAAGGTCACCGAGCAGATAGTTGATTTAGTGCTTCCCGGACTAATATTGATAACTAAATCATATAATTTTGGTTTCCTCTGAAAAACTCGTTCTGCCACTATTTGTAATTCATCACAAAGATATTTTATATGCCAGTTCCAAACGGGAGGGTCAGAAATAATAGTAGTCCAGAATTCCCTTACAAATTCGTAAAAGGATTCCTTGGTGATGCTTCTTATTAAATCCGCTTCATCAAAATACAAATCATTCAGGGATTCAATAGTAGTTGTTTCTGCTCCTGGATTGATTTCAATATCTCCTTCCGAACTTCAAGCGGTAGATTTAATTGCTCAACTTTAATAGGAAGATAATTATGTTGAATATTTTGAGTTAGATTCAAATTGAGATTATTCCCCTCTACTCCATATCCTCTATCCTTATTATAAGTGCGATTGGCAAATATGGTGGCAGAAGTATCCCCTCCCCTGATTAGCATAGTTAAATGGTCTTCAAAAAAGTTCTTCTTATGCCAGTTAATTTCCTCTACCAGTTGACTGAATTCCGGGTCATTTTTCCGCCAACAATCAAAAGTTGATTTGCTAATATTTACTTTTCTTAAAGCACTAGAAAAAGAAAAATTATTGGAGGTTAAAGCATAAAGAAATAAATGCTGACGAATGCTGGTTCCCTTATTTTCTAATAAAGCTTCTATTCTATCGGTACCACATTTGGCTTTATCTAATTTATTTAGTTTCTTCCATAACTCTTGTAATTCAGGAGAAAGCCTTTTATAGATGTAGCTTTTTAGATTGTTTTGTGCTATTCCTTTCCTTTTATAAGCTTTCCGGCCTTCTCGAATAGCCATATCAAAAATGGGTTTGGTTTCTCGCCAATAGCGAAAAGTGGGAAAAGCAATTCCGAAGATTTTGGATATCTGGTGTTCAGTAGAACCGTTTTTTATCAATTCGTAGGCTTGAATGATATACTTATCTTTCCATTTTCTTTTGGTGATTGAATTCTTTTTTTTCACTTTCGTCATAATAAGGATAATAATATCCTAAATCTTCTTTTTATCATCAAAAAAATTCTAATCTTTTATAAATACCTGATTTATATGTACTTATGACCGATTTTTTGTTATTTTTTTGAAAATATTTTATAGGGGAAACGCGATTTCTGAGTAAAAAACAAAGATATTATCGGAACCTGTAAAATTTTACAAAAAAAGTGGTCAAGTCATTTTGAAAATTAGAAATTATATCTTATACTATAAATGTAAAGAATGAATGATGAATTAAATCATTATAAGAAAGGAATTAAAAATGATTATTACCAAAGTAACAAAAATAGAAGAAATCAAAGTTAATGATATTATCAGATGGAAAAATGGTTTTGGCGATTATGAAACAGGAAAAGTTATTGAAGTCAAACTGGGTGCTATGCGTATCAAAAAAGTGAAAATATTTAATACTCTTGTAAGTGTAAATTATATGTTAAGATTACACCAGTCCCTTGAAGTGATTGCTGAATAATGATTAAAATAACCATTAAAAAATCGAGCGGTAATAAATCCAAACAATTTACCAATGCCAACCAAGCTCAAGAATGGCTAAAACGTCAAATTGAATATTGTCGAGAAATGAACCAAAAAATACTCAAATATGTATGGGAGAAATAAAAATGAGTAGGCAAGAAATTTATAATGTTATTGAGAATTTAAAGATGATTGCTAATAACATTGAAACCATGATTCAGTTTGAAGCCAAAACTTTTATTAAAGCTTTGGATGCTCCTTTCCTTAAATTGCTTGAAGCACAAGTAAATTGTTTACGAAAACAAGCAAAAATTTTACTTGACGAAATTCAATAAAATAATTTTAAGGAACCAAAATTTTTTAGAAAGGAAAACAATGGCACATGAATTAGAAACTGTGAATGGAAGAACAAGAATGGCTGCTGTGGTGAATGAAAAATTTAACGAGCCATGGCATGGATTAGGTCAACGAGCCTCCTCCGAACAAACGGCGGAAGAAATGATTCGATTAGCAGAACTAGACACTGAAAATCACTTGGAGCCTAT